AGTAGGGATTGTGGGCTGAGGGGCAAGTAGCTGCGAAACGCCGCCAAGGACAAGGCTTGCGCCGATTGCACTTATCGCCGAGCCCACTACTGTGCCAAATGCACTACCAGCAACACCAATGGCTCCGGCAAACGGCACTGCTGCCGTAGAGCCAGCGGCTAATGTGCCAAAAATACTTGTTGTTCCAAATATGCCAGCACCAGGCAAAAGAAACGAAGCCGCAATAAGACCAACACCTGCAAGTATCTGCCCCGCACTGCCACCACTACCTGCAATCACAGGTGCGAGCACCAGATCATTATTGCCTAATGGCAACTGCAGATCTTCGTAGCCTAAGAACGTTCCAGCCTGCACCAACGTGTAACCAACGCCATGCTGGTGCGCTTCTGTCAGTTCCTTCTGCAGTGCAGGGTGATTGATGCACAGCAGCTTAATCGCCTCTGCAGGAGACCGCAGGTTGTAATAAACATGCTCTGAGCCGTAACGCGCACCCAGATCATCCAGCAACCTAACGGTCTGCTGCATATCGAAAGACCGCCGCGACTCTAGAGACATAGTATCGCCCAAATGGTTCCACCGCACTTAGGGAGTCTTGCCGTTGATGCAGAATCCTTTCATCAGGCAACAGGATTGCAGCGTGCATTGGGCTTGCTGTCCCAAGTCGCATGATCAGCACATCACCAGGACGCCTGCGGGCATAAGCAATTTTTTCAAAGCCGATAGCTAATGCCTGCTGCAGAAAGATGCTGTCGCAGGTCTCCAAATCAACAGGGCGCTCAAAAACAGGCAACTCAATTCCTTGCAGCTTGAACCAGTCACGCACCAACGTGAAGCAATCAAACTTGCCGTATTCCCATTGCCTGCCAATCAGGGTGCGATAGTTGACCATTGCTTGTCCGGAATGCTCCAAATGTGCCACGGAACTTTCGTTCCAGTGCAAGCACGCTTGTCAGCTTCACTTGCTAAACCACCTTCAGGGTGTGAATGCACAATGGCTTCAACCGTTCCAAAAAACGATGCTGTTGCGTAGTCTCGCGGATCAATCGCAAAATCAGCGCAGGGGTTGTCTGCAACATTGCGACACGGCCAATACTTGCCAGCGACAACAACACCACAGGCTTCTTTCGGAGCACACCGTAATGCGTGCTGCTCTGCATCAGACCTGAAGTCTTGCACCTGGAAACCCTCCAAATGGCAACAATCCTTTTGGATGCCGCAATTCACATGCCCTCAAATTTTTAGCGCATTGATCGCCTGCCGTATTTGTTTCGTTGTTGTTCAAGTCGAAACGGCCCGTGTCTTCATCTCCAGGCAGCTTGTAGCCGCACTCAGTGCCCTTGTAAATCCACGGGCAATGCTCAACAACTTGCCTAGCAGGCAGACGCAGATTAGTCAGGTCAAGCTTGCCAACCAGTTCAAACTCAACCACCTGAGGGTTTTCAGTTGCCACACGGTCGATATACCACGACTCATAGCCACCGTTAAACACTGCTGTTGGGTCAGCTGCAGGCTCACTATCAAGAAATTTTTTGCAAGTGCGAATGCGTCTAACTTCTGCGCGCAACGGGTTGTAAGCATTGAGCAGCGCTGTGATGGCTCCATCTGCATTGGCAATCTTCATGCTGGGGCGTGGCAACGTGCCCTTAGTTGTCACCTCAAATCCGTCAACTTCAATCGGAACTGCTGAATATGCATCGCCATCAAACACGATCGCTTCTGAAACTTGATTTGTTCCGGCGTGAAAGTAATAAACCGTGTCAATGCCATTCACGGCAGCCGTTAGGTGCAGCTGGAACAGCTCAATGATCGCTGATGGCTCAAGCGAATGAAGTTCTCTTTCTACCTTGTTAGGCGTAGTCGTCATGGCTCAAACACCTGCTCAAACGTTGCTTGGACCGTCGCACGATTCAAATATGGGATTGACTTGCTCCACTGACGGCAGATGAATTTGCTGCTGCTGCTTTCGCCAGGTGGTGTGAAGTCAAAGTTTTCCGCTCCACCGCGAGCATCTAAAAACGCCTCAATGGTGTCCGCATCCGTCTTTGAAACCACAAAGGTCAAGCTATAGGACTTCGGGTTTTGGTTGATGCCGAACGTGCTGCGCTGGCTATAGCCCGATCCAAACTGAGCGATCCTTACGTTTGGGGCGCTAGTTTTTTGAGTGCCGTAGGTTGGATTGATAGAAGGAAAAGTAGCCATCAGCTCAGAAGTCCTCCAGGGCGTTTTTGCTTGATCAGTTCAGCCTGCACAGCAGCACCAATAGCTTGTCCAAGTGCTTTACCCTGCTGTCCATCACCTTGCACGTTAGAACCCGAGGCGTCAACGTTCACAACGACATTAGCGCCACCCAATGCGCTGTTTGGAATAATTGTTCCGGCACGATCAGGAACAAACAACTCAGGGCCGCGTTCTCCAACTAATGCAGCTTTACCAACTGCTGGACGGCCACCATTTGCGAAAGCACCAGAAAAATCAAGACCAGATGTTGCCGGGGTGACTCCAAAACCACCACCAGCACCACCGCCTCCGCCGCCGAAGAGGTTGAACCCACCCAGGGCATTCATCAGCTGCTGCTGAAGAATCAACCTTGCCATCGACTTGATAACGCCAAGCAGAGAATCTTTTAGGGATTTAGTCCCTTCAACGGCGACAAGAATTGAATCAACAATGCCATTTCGGAATGTTGTATTGAGTTCTTCGTACGCGCTCTTTTGTTCTGCGATTGCCTGCCTCAGCTCATCTTGATGCGCCATCTGCGCTTCAAAACCCTCAGCAGCTTTTTCTATGTCTGATGCGCGTTGATCTGCGATTTCTTTGTCTATGCCTTTAATTTCTTGCCTAAAAGTAGACATTGCCTGTGCCATCCTTAACTCTTCTTCCCTAGGTTGTAAGCCGCTTTGCAGAATGTTTTCTTTCTCCACCATTAACGCCAATGTTGCAGCCAGTCGTTTTTGCTCGCTTTCTTGGGCAGCTAAAAGTTTTAAGTTTAGGTCAAGAACCTTTTGCGATATGTCGACTTTTTGCTTGCTGACCTGGTCTCCTTTCTTTTTGATTGGTTTTACTTCTTCCCCTGGGACGTAACTTAAGCCAAGTTTATTTAGTTCTTTTTTGAGTTCTTCGCTAAAACCTGCTCCCATTATATCAAAGTCAGGAAACGGAACATTAAGTTTTAGGTCGATAATTAGATCTCTCCGCTTAGTCAGCAAATCTACCTGCTTTGCTGCCTTTTCAATTTCTGTTTTGAGCCGACTAACTTCAGCGGTTTGCCCTTTAAAATATGGTGATGACTCTACAATTCGCAAGCCATCAATAAGGCCATTAAGTTCTTTGACAGATTGGTTTAGCTGGTCTTGAACTTTATTTAATGAGTCTGACTCTAAGGCTTCGTCTAATCGTTTTTTACGACGCTGTGCATCTTCAAATGCAGCCGCAAGACCTAAAAAAGGAGCAGCTAATAAAGAAACTTTTCCTGCTAAAGCCGCAAGTTTAAATAATCCAGCCTTTGTCATTTCAATGCCAAGCAGCTTCGCGCCTGCCGAGGCGCTAATGAACGCAGCACCTAGACCCAAGAGGGCTGAAGCGGTTGTCTTGACAAAACCAGGCATTCTGCCAAATATCTTCGCTATTTCTGTGAGAAGGTTGACGAACGGTGTGACCGTAGGCAATAATTCACCTCCAATTGTTGTATTTAATTCGCTGACCGCATTGCTGAATTCTTTAAACTTTTGCGCTGGTGACAAGTTCAGCAGTTCTTTGATTTTGTCTTTATTTTTTTCAAACCCTACGGCGAGCGCATTTATTAAAATATCTGAAGTAATCTTTCCTTCACTGCCAAGTTGTTTGAGTTGACCAACAGTGACGCCCATTTCATCTGCTACCAGCTTTAAAATGTGTGGCACTTGTTCGGAAACGGATCTGAATTCATCGCCTTGTAACCGTCCGCTGCCAAGTGCTTGAGACAACTGGAGAAATGCAACAGAAGCAGCTTGTGCGGACGTACCACTGGCTATCGCAACAGCATTAAAACCTTCGTAAACCGTTTGGATCTTGGATAGTTCAATTCCTAGTGGTCTCAATCTTGCAAAGACATTGGCAAAATTGCTGCTTGACTCCGCCAATGATTGATTGAATGTTTTAGCGTTTTTTCTAACCAACTCTTGGATCTTAGAGAATTCTCCATACTCCTCGGATAAAACTTTAAGGCGAATTTGTGTTTGCTGAAAGCTCGCTGCCTGACCTATCATTCGCCGCGTCAACTCAGCAACGCCAAGACCTGCTAATACACCGCCGACACTGGATAATTTTTTGTTTAATTCTGCCGCACTAGCAGCGGCACGTTCAAACCCAGCGCGGATTTTTTTCGTTGCACGCTCGCCAACAATGCCAAGGTTATACATCACACGCTGCGTGCGTGTCATGACCTGCTCAACCTTTTTGCTTTCTTGCTGAACTTTCCGCAGTGGATTGATTGCCTTTACCGCATTGACAATTAGCTCAACGTTGGATACTGCCACGGCTCATGCAAGCGATACCTACATCTTAACGGCGACCGGCTTTTGCTCGATTCATTGCTTTCTCCTCACGCTCACCCTTCACTTCATAATATGCAGCAAAGTGAACAAGCTCCGCATCGGTAAGTTCCGTGCGAAGCCTGCTGACTGTCATCCCAAGTTCGCAGGCCAGAAAGAACTCAAAGTAAGCCCAACTGTCCTGCTTCAGTCGTTTTTTGCGTCTTCAATATCAGCGTCTTGACCAATACCAAATAAGAACAACTCAATCTCGTTTAGAACAGACTCAGGCAGCCGCCGTTGCAGTTTTGCAGCATCAGCAGCAGCTAAAGGTTTGCTGCCGTCTTCCAGCTCCGCCATTTGACAAAGCATCTGGGTGCTGATGTCCAATGCCTCATCAGTACCAGCCAGCTGCTGCGCTTTCTTGCGGTCAGCACGGGTGATTGGCTTAAAGTACAACTCACGAGTTGCCCCTGAAGGGAGCGTTAAGACAAATTTGCGGCGCTGGTTAAGGTCAAAAGCCTCAACCAGCTCATCGACAAATCGCTTAGAAGCAGGCATCTAGAGCTAAAACAATACGTTTTAACTATACCTCTATCACTCCAAATTGGAAGTGATGGCACCCGAGGTGATGAAGTTGCAACTGACGATGACAAGTTCACCAACGGTGGAGGTGATTTCCATGTCGGTGATGATGCCAGCAAAGCTCACTGAATCAGTTCCAGAAGTAGAACCAGTCGTGAACAGCTCAAAGGTTGCATCTGCAGGATCTGCAGTGGTCAGAACGTCTTCGAGGAAAGCAGCCTGACCAGTTGCGTCTGGGTCATAAACCAGCTCAACAGTGCCGGAGCCTGAAATCATGCTGCCAACAAAGCTGCGGAATGTGTCGCCGTGCTTGCTAGTGTCGAGCGTTTCTTTGGTGATCGACAGGCTCCAGCTACGGGTGCCAACAATCGTGGCGTTGCTGCTGCCTGCCGCATCAAATTGAACAGTTCCCTGTTCGCCTCGAATGGTTGCCATGGTCAGAGTTCCTCGATGAATTCAAAGGTCACACGGACCTGAGTTTGAAAGTAGCCTTCAGGTGCTGGTGTCCCAACAACTTCAGGACCAATTGGCGCATCGAAGTAAACCCCCGACACTATGATTCGATTATAGAGATCACGAATCCTCCCGCCGATCGTATAGTTAGCGCCGGAACCAACGCCAGCAGGCGTGAAGATATTGATGACGATTGCACCAACGATTCGATTCTGAGAGTCAGTCGTCAGTCCTTGGCTTAGGTACTCATTGGCCCCAAAGTTCAATAAACACTGAACCCATGATGAGTTGGGTGTTGGTGAATAAGAGACGTTGTTGAATACAACAGGAATCGACGGGCTTGATTGAAGTTCAGTGGCAAGCCTAGATTCAATCGTTGCACGAACAGTGTTTAGATCTGCTGCTGCCATCAACCTTGCCTCTTGATTTGCTCATAAGATGATCGTACAAAGGCTTGCATTTCTTTGCCGATAAGATCAATCCAGCCAGGGCCATTGGTTTGATGACTACTGCCCCTACCTGGTGTTTCCCAGTTTTTCACTTTGCGCGTGGGATTAGATCGCTTTTCTGTTTTCAAACCAGAGCCAGGAGCAGCATTTGCTAACTTCTCGGCATATGGCAAGTTGTTGTGAATGCTGTAATAGTTGCCAAGCTTTTCTTGCCCTGCTGTGTAGTTATACCCTTTTGGCGGCGCTGGCACACCCCTGTAATCACCTGGCGGTGGTGGTGTGCTGTTGTTTGCATTTTCCCCAATCTGCCAACCAATGCGAAATCGGCCAAGATCAACAGGACTCTTTCCTTTTAACTTCCCATCAGCCTCAAGCACTGTATTGCGCAATAGTTGCTCAATCTGACCTTCCATATGATCTCCTATCTGCGATAGCTTGATTTCTTTTGCCATCATCAAACCCTCAAAATAAGTTCGTAAGTGATCGCTGTATTGTCTTGCTCAATCGTGTCAACACGAATAATTTGATGCACCACGCTGCTGATCACAACACGATCTTTTGTTGTAGGTGCGCCGGGCAAATCATCTGCTGCAACAATTAACTTCTTATCAGTAGCTTCAACAAGTTGATTTACCTCAGCATTGCTGACATTCTCAACCACACCTTTGATTGCTGTGTCGTCAGTAGTTTCAGTAACAGAGCCAGTCGTAGCGTTATAGCTCCCTGCCGTGATGTACTGGATCGTTACATCACCACCTAAAGCATTGATGACGTTGCTTGCGACCTTTTCCAGTGACTTGGCAAGGCTCATAATCAGCTCCTTCTAATTGCAATGTTGCCAGGGCCACTAATCCTAAGACCAGTCAAATACCTTTCAAACATTGGTGGGACATGATCAGCACCAACAGCACCAACCTTGTCAGGTGTCACGTCAATACTTCCGATCTTGACGTTTTTATAGTCGTTCAATCCGCTCAGGCTGATGCCATCGGTGTTGTTGTGCAGGTAAACAGCAAGCTCAATCTGTGCGCGTTTAATCTGATCCGGAATTTCCTCATCAGTAAAGTAATCCTCTGAAATCCGAAAAGGAAAGCCAGTTGCGTAAGTATTGATGTAAGTGTCAGGCTTGCGAACTCCTGTTCGAGGCCATTGCAATGCCTGTTCATTAGTTGCGCGAGCACCTAAAAACCGCTCACGATCAAGCCGTTGTGTCGCTGCAGCTAGCGCACGATTTCGGCTGTCAGTGTTACCTGAATCCCATTGTGAAGCGTCAGTGCTAAGCACCATCGCTTCAACAAAGGCATCAGCTTCAATCAGTGTTATGTAGCTGTTGGCGTTTGCGTCGCCCGCCGTTGCGTTGATTGTTACTGCCATCGGGCTTCACAGTAGAAGTCTGTTTTTTTGGCTTTTCAGGAGTGGAGGCCACTGCTTGTGCAGCAGCCTCACGTTCCCTCATTCGCCTAAAAGCGAATAGTCCCATCAATCAATACCAGAGGTGGTGGTGATTCGCACGATACCAATGTTGTTGGTTTCGTACACTTTGGTCCAGTTACCTACGGTTTCCAGTTGTGCCCGAGTGGGGTTAGGAACGGAAGT